CCACCGAGATCTACACTCTTTCCCTACACGACGCTCTTCCGATCTGGGAAGGGGGGACTATAGGGGGGATAGGGAGAGAGGGCTGTATACGCAGAGAGGTATCTATATCGTGTGTATGTAACTATACAAAGCAGAGGCAGAGAAAAGCAGAAAATTCATGCGCCCGTGGTGAGAAGTGGGAAAGCGCGTGATACCGTCGATGGTAGGACGGCCTGCTTCCTCCCGGGCCGGGGCAAAAATGCTGCGTCAGACATAGGCCGAGGGTGGGCGGGCCTGCAGCAAAAGAATAGATAGGGAAAGGGCGTGACGGTCATGGCAAAAAATGGGCACCCTCCCAAATATGCGACGGTCGAAGAAATGCAGGCCGTCATTGACCAATACTTTGAGGATTGCAAGGGAGAGCCAATCATCGGCGATGACGGCATGCCAATCCTCGATAAATTCGGGCAGCCGTTTATCATTCACCAGCGACCGCCAACGGTGACGGGGCTGGCGCTTGCATTGGGATTTACGAGCAGGCAGGCGCTGCTGAACTATCAGGCGAAGAAAGGGTTTGTTGACACGGTTACGCGCGCAAAGGCACAAATCGAGGCTTATGCGGAGGAACGGCTCTTTGATCGGGACGGCCAAAGGGGCGCGGAATTCAGTCTGAAATACAATTTCCGGTGGGCGGCGGAAGAGAAAAAACCAGAAGAGACGGCAGAAAATGTGTGCGGCGTCGCGGAACTTCCTGCGGTGCTGCCGCAGCCTGTGGACGCGGGAGGTGATGACAGTGGCACGTAGCGTCGTATGGACGCCACAGCCGAAACAGGCGTTGTTCATGTCCCGTTGGGAGGACGAAGCTCTGTACGGCGGTGCTGCAGGTTAGGCGGGGGGAAATCCGACGCCCTGGTCATCGAGGCGCTGCGGCAGGTGGACGTGCGCTATTACAAGGCGCTGATCCTGCGAAAAACCTTCCCGCAGCTCGCCGAGCTGATCGACAAGACACTCAACTATTACCCGCGTATCTATCCGGGCGCGCGATACAACGGAAGCAACCACACATGGACATTTCCGAGCGGGGCAAAGATCATTTTCGGTTCGATGCAGTACGCAAAGGACAAGATCAAGTATCAGGGTCAGGCGTATGACTTTATTGCATTCGACGAGCTGACGCACTTTACATGGGAGGAGTACAGCTATCTTTTCTCCCGTAACCGACCGAACGGGCCGGGGACGCGCGTATATATCCGCAGCACGGCAAACCCCGGAGGAATCGGGCACGGCTGGGTCAAGGAGCGCTTTATCACGGCGGCACGACCGATGCAGACGGTGCGGGAAGAGGCGACTGTGCGCTTCCCGGACGGGCACGAAGAAATCCGCATGAAGAGCAGGATCTTCGTGCCGAGCACGGTATTTGACAACAAAATCCTACTGCAGAACGACGAAAACTATCTGACACGCCTTGCGGCCATGCCGGAAGCAGAAAAAAACGCGCTGCTTTACGGCGACTGGGATACCTTTTCCGGGCAGGTGTTTACCGAGTGGCGAAACGACAGCGATCACTACCGCGACCGCATCAACACGCACGTCATCGCACCGTTTCAGATCCCACGCGAGTGGCCGGTCTGGTGTGCGATGGACTGGGGATATTCGCGGCCCTTTGCCATCGGCTGGTTTGCGGTCGACGGGGACAGGCGGCTCTACCACATCGGGGAGTACTACGGCTGCACGGGCACGCCGAACGAGGGCGTGAAAATGGAGCCGACGGCGGTGGCGCGGGAGATCAAGCGCATCGAGGCAGAGGACCCAAATCTCAAGGGGAAGCACATCTACCGCGTGGGTGACCCCGCCATCTGGGGGACGCAAGGGACGGAGAGCATCGGCTCACTCTTTGAGCGGGAGCGCGTCTACTTCGAGCGAGGGGACAACGCGCGCATCGACGGCAAGATGCAGCTGCACCACCGGCTCGCATTTGACGAGAACGGGATCCCGATGCTGTATGTGTTTGACACCTGCAAGAACTTCATCCGAACGGTGCCGAACCTCGTTTACGATGAAAAACACGTCGAGGACGTGAACACCGAGCAGGAAGACCATATTTACGACATGACGCGCTATGTGTGCATGGAGAATCCCATCGCGGCGAGAAAGAACACGCCGCCGAAGCTGGTCGTCTACGACCCGCTCGACATCAACAAGCAGAGCTACGACAGATATGCGTGGTTCCAACACACCTAAAAGGGGGAAGGATATGGCAAACATGAGGAGATACCCGCAGACGCAGCAGCAGGCGGACGCGGCGGGCACGGCGGCAATGCTCGGGGCGAAGGGCGGCGCGCCGCTTGTCGGCGCATTCCGGGACAGCGACGTTACGCTCACCGGCGGCGCGGCCATCGGCAGCAAGGAGGTCGGCGAGGCGGTAGAAACGCTGCAGAAGTATCGGCGGGGCAAGAGCAACTTCGAAAACCGCATCATCAGCGAGGAGCAATGGTGGAAGCTGCGGCACTGGGAGGACATTCGGCGCGGCACGCAGGGCACGGGGGAATCGCCTGAGCCTGTGAGCGCATGGCTTTTTAGCTCCATCACCAACAAGCACGCGGACGCAATGGACAACTACCCCGAGCCGGTGTGCCTGCCGCGCGAACCGAGCGACGAAGAAAGCGCAAAGACGCTCTCGGCGGTGCTGCCGGTCATCATGGAATACAACGAGTTTGACAGCACCTACAGCGTCGAATGGTGGGAGAAACTCAAGCACGGCGTCGCGATCTACGGCATTTTCTGGGACAAGGAAAAGGAAAACGGCCTTGGAGACATTGCCATTGAGCGCATCGACCCGCTGAATATTTTCTGGGAACCGGGCGTTGAGGATATCCAGAAGAGCAGGAACGTGTTTACGGTGTCGCTCGTCGATGAGGATATTCTCGAAGAGGAATACCCGCAGTTCGCGGGCAAAATCGGCGGCAGCAGCGTGTCGCTTGCAAAGTATGAGTATGACGATTCCGTCGACACGAGCGGCAAGGTTGCCGTGGTGGACTGGTACTACCGCAAAAAGGCCGTGAACGGGCGCGTGGTGCTGCATTACGTCAAGTTTATCGACGAGGAGCACATCATCTACGCAAGCGAAAATGACCCGGAATGCGCCGAGGACGGTTTTTACGCGGACGGGGAATACCCGTTTGTGTTCGACACGCTCTTTCCGGAGAAGGGCTCGCCCGCAGGCTTCGGCTATACGGCCATCGCAAAGGATCCGCAGTTGTACATCGACAAATTGTGGGGGAATATCCTCGAAACGTCGATGATGGGAAGCAAACGCCGGTATTTCGCAAGCGAGAGCTTGAACATCAACGAGCAGGAGTTCCTTGACTGGCGAAAGCCCATTATCCATGTGTCGGGCGAGATCAACGACAGCCGCCTGCGTGAGGTGGTGACGCGCCCGCTGGACGGCATTTATGCCAACATCGTGCAGATGAAGATCGACGAAATGAAAGAAACGAGCGCAAACCGCGACGTTTCCAACGGCGGCACGTCCTCCGGCGCGACAGCTGCGGCGGCAATCAGCGCATTGCAGGAAGCGGGCAACAAGGCGAGCCGTGACATGATCGCCGGCGGCTACCGCGCGCAGACAAAGATCGTGCGCATGTGTATTGAGCGCATGCGGCAGTTCTACGACGCGACGAGATCCTTCCGCATTACGAACGAGATGCCCTACGAGTATGCGCAAATCGGCGTAAACGAGCTGGGCGATCAGGTAACGGGCGTGGACAGCCTCGGCAATGAGCTGTTCCGCAGGCCGGTTTTTGACATCAAGATCAAGGCGCAGAAAAAGAATCCGTTCTCCCGCGCGGAGCAGAACGAGCGGGCGAAAGAGCTGTATTCGCTCGGTTTCTTCTCCCCCGACAGGGCGCAGGAAAGCATGATCGCGCTCGACATGATGGATTTTGAAGGCATCGACAAGATCAAGAGTCAGGTCAACGAGGGCGCGACGCTGTACAACGTGGTGCAGCAGCAGAGCGAGCAGCTGCAAAAGGCGCTTGCGGTCATCGGCCAGCTCACGGGGCAGGATATGGGGCTCGGCGCAGCCGCTCCCGGCACGGCGCAGGGCGGCGGCACATCGCAGCCGACGGGCAGCAGCGGCGGCATCGAGAGCAGAAACGCGGACGCGCAAGGGGCAAAGACCCCCTACATGCAGAAGCTCGCCGAGCGCAGCAAGCCCAACATGGAAACCGGCAGCAGCGCTGCCATGCCCGGTATGTAAGGCATGACGCGGGCAAAGATCCTGCACGGCGCAGGGCACTACTGCATCATCTGCGAGGGGCATTCCGCCGACACCGCCTGCTGCAACTACATCACGGGCGTGCTGTACGCTTTCGGCGGCTATGTCAAAAGCCGGGAGGCGGCGGGAAAGTGCAAGGTCGAGCGCTTCGAGATCGATGAGGGATCGCCGCGCTTTGCCGTCTGCTGCTGGGGAGATGACCGCATTGAGGCGGCGTTCCTCGCGGCCTGCATCGGGCTCAAACAGCTGGAAAACACGAGGCCGGACGCGATTTCGGTGCAAGTGGAAGAAAAATAAAAAATATTTTTTCCATTCCGTGGTGAGAAGGGGAGAGTGCTTGTGCTACGCTGAGAGCGAGCAGGGGCATTCTCTCCTTTCACTCGCAGCGGGGGCTGCGGCGGTTCTTTTCATCTTTCCGCCGCACTCGCGCGCTGCGGGGCGCATTGGGGAGATCCTGCTCGGCTTACACGGGGAGCCAAACGCCCGCGATTTGAACATGCAGGAGGGAATGAGATGAACCTCAACACCATGCTTTCCGTTATCCTGAGCCTCTTTGACGGCGGTGCTGCCGCTGCGGGAGCCGCTGCCGGTGCATCGGGCGGCGCAGAAGGTGCGGCAAGCACACAGGGCGATACCACAAATGCAAGCTCTTCTCCCACCCGGAAGGGCAAATCGGGCGAATACGCCAACGTCGTTTTCGGCAAGCAGGAGACACCTGACGATACGGGGCTCTCTTCTGGCGAGCCGAAGGGCGACAAGGGCGCAAAGATGCAGCAGCACGACGCCGGGGCTGCGAAAGACGGCGAGGGAGACCTCAAAAAGGAGTTCCTCGATCTCGTAAACGGCAAGTACAAGGACGTCTATACCGCAGAGACGCAGCGCATCATCAACCGCAGATTCGGCGAGGAAAAGGCCAAGGATCAGAAGATCGCGGACGCACAGCCGATCATCGACGCGCTGATGCGCCACTACGGTGTGACGGACGGTGACATGAGCAAGCTGCGCGCCGCATTTGACGGTGACGATGCACTCGGCACGGTGCTCTACGAGCAGGAGGCCGAGAGCATGGGCATGAGCGTGGAGCAGTACCGCCGGTATATGCAGATGCAGCAGGAGAACGAAGCCCTCAAGCAGCAGGAAGAGGCGAGACAGCGCCAGCAGAAAGCCGACGAGACCTATAACGACTGGATCCGTCAAGCAAGCGAGCTGGTGGGCACGGCGGAAGCGCCGGGGGACTATCCCGACTTCGATCTGCGGCGAGAGGTGGCGGAGAATCCGCGCTTTATCGCCATGCTGCGCGCGGGCGTTCTCGTGCGCGATGCCTATGAGGTGTCTCATTTGGGCGACATTCAGGCACGCAACGCAGCGAAAGCCGCTGCCGAGATGGAAAAGCGCGTGATGGACAATGTTCGCGCCAAGGGCATGAGACCCAACGAGAATGGAACAACCTCCCAGCCGGGGGTCATCGTCAAGAATGACCCAAGCAAATTCACGAAAGCCGACCGCGCAGAGATTGCAAGGCGCGTGCGGCGCGGCGAGCGCATCGTGCTTTGATGCCCGCCGAAGAATACCGACTGAACGAAGGGAGAACAACAAGCTATGAAGCTGAACGACATTTACATTCTGCCGGTCGTGCTGAACCTCTTTGAAGGTCAGACGAACGTAACCACCGACGCCGGTCTTTCCGGCGAGATGAAAACCTACTACTGCGACACCCTGATCGACAACGCTGAGCCCGAGCTGGTGCATGACCGCTTCGCGCAGAAGCGCAACATTCCCAAGGGCAAGGGCAAGGAGATCGAGTTCCGCAAGTATGACCCGCTGCCCAAGGCGCTCACGCCCATTACCGAAGGCGTGACCCCCAAGGGCCGCAAGCTGTCCATGACCACGCTGACCGCGCAGGTCGACCAGTACGGCGATTTCGTGGAGATCTCTGATATCCTTGAGCTCACCGCCATCGACAACAACCTGCAGGAGGCTACCGTGCTGCTCGGCTCTCAGGCCGGCCGCACGCTGGACACCATCACCCGCGAGGTCATCAACGGCGGCTCGAACGTCCAGTACGGCGAGGGACAGGTGACGGGCCGTCATCTGCTCGTCGGCGGCGAGGCAACGGGCAACCACTACTTCACGGTGCGTGCCGTCCGCAAGGCGGTTCGTTTCCTGAAAACCATGAACACGCCGCGCTATGAGGGCAGCTACTGGGCGATCATTCACCCGGACTGCTCCTACGACATTCAGGACGACCCCGATTGGAAGCGTCCCCACGAGTACAAGGACACCAGCAACATCTATGACGATGAGATCGGCAAGATCGCGGGCGTCCGCTTTGTGGAGACCACCGAGGCAAAGGTGTTCCACGCCGAAAACCTCACCGAGGGCGCGCGTGAGCTCAAGGTAAAGAGCGCAAGCGGCAAGACCATCACCGTCAATGAGACCATCACGGCAGACGACGCTGCGAAGCTCGCGGGCCGCATGGTTATTATCGGCAGCGAGATCCTTGAGATCGAGAGCGCCGCGGCTGCGGCTGCGGGCAGCGCAACGATCACGCTGAAAGACGCTCCTGCCACTTCCCCGGCGGCATCGACCGTCGTTTATCCCGGCGAAGCTGGCGCGAAGGGCCGCAATGTCTACTCTACCCTCATCATGGGTGCAGAGGCTTACGGCACGACCGAGCTGACCGGCGGCGGCCTTGAGCACATCGTCAAGCCGCTCGGCTCTGCCGGCACTGCTGACCCGCTGAACCAGCGCGCAACCGTCGGCTGGAAGGCCACCAAGGTTGCCGAGCGTCTGGTTGAGGCGTATCTCATTCGCGTGGAGACCACTTCCACGTTTGACGAGACCCCGCTGACCTAACCACCAAGGGGGCGGCTGCTGATGCCGCCCCCACCAATGAAACGGAGGGAAACCCGATGAGCGAAGCAAAGATCAATCCGGCTGCTGATGCCGCCCGCGCAGGCGAGGAATACGTCAGCGTCCGCCTGTTCAAGGACAACGGCAAGTACAAAGACGCCCTGCTGGTGTGCGTGAACGGCGAATCGTGCCTGATCCGACGCGGTGTGACCGTGAAGATCAAGAGAAAGTTCCTGTGGGCGATCCAGAACCAGATGAAACAGGACGCCTCGACCGCAAACCTCATTCAGTCGATGAGCAGCGACTACGAGGACAGCGCAAAAGCGCACAACGTATAAGTAAATACTCCGCGAAACACAAAAATGAGTTGCGACACGGCGCAGCAAGGGACGAAAAAAGTCGCTCTTGCTGCGCCGTTTCTCATAAGAGAGGTGACGAGATGATCGAAGAAAAGGCATACGTGATGCAGGAGATCAACCTCGGGCGTCAGGGAGAGAACAAGGCGCGCAGGGTGAGCTTCGACATCGCAGACAAATGGCGAGAGACCTACGGCGCGGGCGGCGCATTCAGCCTGATCGTGCAGCGCGAGGGGGACGCGGCGCCGTATCCCGTGACGCTCAGTGAAGAAGGCGGCGTGCTCTTCTGGACGGTGAGCAATACTGACACGCACGTTCCCGGAGAAGGCCGCGCAGAGCTGCGCTACACGATGGGTGACGTGATTGCCAAAAGCCAGATTTACAAGACGCGCGTGCGAACGGCGATGGGCGAAAGCTCAGAGACCCCGCCGCCTGCGTACAAAAACTGGGTGGACGAGGTGCTCAAGGCGGGCGCGAGCGCGGAGGCGGCGGTATCGAAGATGCCCTACGTCGACAGCACGACGGGCCACTGGTTCAAGTGGGACGCGGCGAAGAACGCCTTTATCGACACCGGCGTTGCCGCGACCGGCCCGAAGGGCGAGACCGGCCCCGTTGGTCCGAAAGGCGAGCAGGGTGAGCGCGGCATTCAGGGTGAGCGCGGCCCCGTTGGCGCAACCGGCGCGACCGGTGCGCGCGGCGAGACCGGCCCCAAGGGAGATACCGGAGCAGTCGGCCCCCGAGGGGAGAAAGGCGAGAAGGGAGAGAAGGGAGATCCCTTCACCTATTCCGACTTCACGGCGGCGCAGCTTGAGGGACTGCGCGGCGAGCAAGGCCCCGTCGGCCCCAAGGGGGAGACCGGCGCAACGGGTGCAACCGGCGCACGCGGCGAGAAAGGCGAGACCGGCGAGACCGGCCCCATCGGCCCGCAAGGCCCACGCGGCAAGCAGGGCGTTCAAGGTGAGCAGGGCCCGAGAGGAGAGACCGGCAAGGGCCTCACGGTGCTGAGCTACTACGAGAGCAAGGCTGAGCTGGACGCGGCGCAGAAGGCGACGGCAAAGGCGGGCGACGCCTACGGCGTGGGCACAGCGCAGCCCTACGACATCTATATTTTCGACGGCATTACCGGCGAGTTCATCAACAACGGCCCCTTGCAGGGCGCGAAGGGCGACAAGGGTGACCCAGGCCCCAAGGGAGACCCCGGCGCACAGGGCATTCAGGGGCCGAAGGGAGACCCCGGTGAGAAGGGTGATCCCGGTGAGAAGGGCGATCCCGGCGAGAAGGGCGCGGACGGCGCTCCCGGCAAGGACGGAGCCAAGGGAGACAAGGGAGACACCGGCGATCAGGGGCCGCGGGGCTTGCAGGGCCCGAAGGGCGACAAGGGTGACCCAGGCCCCAAGGGAGACCCCGGCGCGCAGGGCATTCAGGGGCCGAAGGGAGACCCCGGTGAGAAGGGCGATCCCGGCGAGAAGGGCGCGGACGGCGCTCCCGGCAAGGACGGAGCCAAGGGAGACAAGGGAGACACCGGCGATCAGGGGCCGCAGGGCTTGCAGGGCCCGAAGGGCGACACCGGACTGCAAGGACCGATTGGCCCACAGGGGCCGAAGGGCGACAAAGGCGACACCGGCCCCGCAGGCCCCGTCAACGTCCCCGTCACCACCTCTCTCATCAAGGGCAACGGCTCGGGCGGACTGGCGGCGGCGACGCGCGGCAGCGACTACATCGCGAGTGGCAACATCGTCAAGCAGACGCTGGTGAACGTTGAGACCACGCCGACCGAGAACTACGCCATCAACTGGCTGTTCGGCTAAGGAGGGGCGAAGATGGCAAATGCAAAACTCGGCAGTAAAGCCGTCGGCAGTATCGTCAAGCTGAAAGTCGGCGGTGCGGCAAAAGAGTTTATCGTCGTACATCAAGGCAAGCCGAGCAGCATATATGACGAAAGCTGCAACGGCACTTGGCTGCTGATGAGGGACTGCTATGAGAGCAGACAGTGGCACAGCTCCAACGTAAACAAACTGGAGAGCAGTACTATTCACAGCTACCTGAATGGGTCGTTTCTCAACTTGTTTGAGAGCAATATCAGGAACGCAATTAAGCAGGTCAAGATTCCGTATCTAAAAGGTGGAGGTTCCGGCGGTTGGATTGAGAGTGGCAATAGTGGTCTGCACTGCAAGATTTTCCTGTTATCTGGTTATGAAGTCGGCTTCACAACCAGCGATACCGACAAGTTTCCGGTAGACGGTGCGAAACTTGACTACTTCGAATCTGGCAACAACTCATCTGCCCAACGAAAGCGCGTTGCGTACCTGAATGATTCGGCTTCCGCCTGGTGGCTCCGCTCCCCACACACTGGCGTTACCACCAACGTGTGGTATGTTACTGTAAACGGCGGTTACAGTAACTACGGCGCATCCAGATCGTCAGATATAGATATTCGCCCCGCTTTGGTGCTTCCACAAGATATGGAAGTCGACAGCTCTGGCAATGTCACGCCACTACCGATAGGCACGCACAAAACGCTCGTCAATGGCACTATTTACGACGTGCAGGGTGGGAAGTGCCGCGTTAACGGCACGGGCTATGAGATCAAGAAGGGAAGAACGCTCATCGGCGGGACGGGGTATGACATCACGTTTGCGCCGCCCTACGACCCGGTCTTTGCCAACAACACGTGGGAGCAAATCATCGCGGCGTGCCACAATAACGAAGTGCCGGACACGTGGAAGGTAGCAGACCAGAAGCCCATGACCATCGGCGGCAAGGACTACCAGATCGACATCATCGGCAAGAACCACGACGATTATGCCGACGGCTCGGGCAAGGCTCCGCTGACGTTCCAGATGCACGAATGCTACGCGACGAAATATGCAATGAATGGATCATCAACTAACATTACTGGCTGGACGAGCTGCGCCATGCGACAAAAACACCTGCCCGCCATTTTTGCTTACATGCCGATAGCAATACAGAACGGAATCCGCGAGGTGAACAAGCTGACCTCGGCTGGCAAACAAAGTGCCACCATCAACACCACGGCGGACAAGCTATTTCTGCTGGGCGAGATTGAGATTTATGGCTCTACTACTTACTCGTTTTCCGGCGAGGGCACACAGTACGACTATTACAAGATGGGTGGGTCTATTAAATACCTCAATGATGTTCAGACGAATTGGTGGACACGCTCTCCGGCGAATGACAACGCCAGAGAGTTTTGTAGGGCCAGAGCGGTTGGGACTGGCACTATCGACGCGAACAACCATAATGGCGTTGCCTTCGGCTTCTGCTTCTAAAGAAAGGACTGATACTTTATGATCTACATCAAAGTCAATAACACGAAATACCCCGCATCGGTCAACGGCAACCCCAAAGACCGCTCGTGGGGTGACCGCGACACCAAGACCATCACGCTCACGATGACTGCGGCGGAAGCGGCGGCACTGCTGACCGACAATACGCCGTGGAGCATCGTGCAGCGCGAGACTGTGGACAAACTGGACGAGAACGACATGCCCACAGGCGAGACAGTGGAGCAGGTCAACGAGTGGGACAACAGCGAGTACAGCCTCAGCGGCGACATCACCGACCACCGCGACGGCACGGTCAGCATCAAGATGGGCAAGCCCACGGAAACGGAAAGCGCCAAAGCGACCGTCACCGCCCTTGCGGGTGAGCCGGTCACATACGCCCGCGCGGTGAAGCTCCGCCCCATTATCGAGCAGGCCAGCGAAAGCTTGCCGGACAGCGACGCAGCAAAGGCCGTTGAGATGTTCCCGCGCTGGGCGGATCACATCGGCGAGACCGTCAAGCCCGGCGACCGTCGCAGCGATACGGACGAAAGCGGCGTACTGCACGTCTACCGCGTCAACAAAGGTCAGGGCCACACCACGCAAGAGAACTGGCCACCGCACTCCACCCCTTCCATGTGGACGATCATCAACGTCGACCACGCGGGCACGCAGGCAGACCCCATTCCCGCAGCGCGCGGCATGGAGTATGAGTACGGCAAGTATTACCTCGACGGCGAGGACGGCAAGGTCTACCTCTGCGAGCGCACGGGCGAGCAGGCAGGCGGCAAGATCACGCTGCAATATCTGCCGCACGAGCTGGTGGGGAATTATTTTAAGGCGGTGAGCGCATGAGACTGCTGAAAGCGATCCGCGACGCAGACGCGCTGCGCCCGAACAAGCTGAGCACCCCGCGCAAGGCAGAGGTGCTCATGGAGCTGGAAGCCCGCTTTGCCGAGATGATGGGGGTAGATGCCCCCACCCTCTCGGTGAACACCGAGGACGACACGGCGAGCGTGGAGGACTTCGAGCTGCTGATGCCGGACGGGCACTGTGAGTGCTACGCCCTGTATTTGGCGGCAGCGCTCGACGCCTACAATCAGGACAGCGCGCTCTACGCCAACGACTACGCCATCGCAAACCGCGCGGTCGAAAACGCTATGGCATGGTGGAGAAGAAACAACCGGAAAGCGAGCCTCGGCAACTGGAAGGTGTGATTTGAATGCCGACGACATTTCAGCTGGTGGAGACCACCTTCCCGAACGGGGAAGGGAAGAACACGCAGGAGCAGATCGAGGGGATCTATGACTACCTCTTCGTACTGTTGGAACAGCTGCGCTATACGCTTTTCAATCTGGACGACAGCAATGTCAACCCCAATGCGATGAGCGACTTTATCAAGAATATCCGCGAGCCAATCTACGCCAAGATCGAGGACACGAACAAAAACGTGAACGAGCTGAGCATCACGGCGGAGGGACTATCTGCAGAGATCAAAAACGCCAAGGGCGACATTACCCAGCTCGGCGCGAGAGCGGACGGCCTTGCCGCGCGGATCAGCAGCGCCGAGGGGAACATCACGCAGCTGGGCGCGACGGCAAACGGGCTGAGCGCGCGCATCAGCAGCAACGAGGGCAGCATCACGAATCTGACAGCGGACGTGAACGGCATTCGCACGCAGGTGAGCGGGAAGATCGGAACATCGGAGGCGCAGACACTCATCGACCAGAGCCTTAACGGGATTACGCTCTCGGCAACGAGCGGAGAGAGCGGGACGATTTTCAAGCTCATGTACGACGGCGCGGTGCTGGCAAGCACGGGCTCGGTCGACCTCTATGTGGACGCGGTGAATGTGTACGGTACACTGACGGCGGAACGCCTGCAAGGCAGTTCGATCAGAATTCTGGACGATGATGGGAACAGATGCGGTTACATCTATTCAACCTACGCAAGCTCGGCGGAAACGAAGATCGAGATCGACTCGGACGCGATCGAGCTTGGCGGCGACGACGGCAGTGTGTTCATTGGCTCTCGATGGGATCGGAGCACAAGGGGGTACTATGCCTCTATCGAGGTGGACGGATACTCGCAGGAGGTGCAGATCAAGGGCGATGTTATCCCAAACGCAAACGCGCTCTATAACCTCGGCAGCCGAAATTTCGTCTGGGACGCGATCTATTGCAGCACGGACGCGCTGAACGGCTCGGACAGGAACATCAAGAACAGCATCGAGGCGCTGCCGGAGAAGTACGTGAGCATGTTTGAGCGCATCGAACCGAAACGCTACAAGCTCAACAGCGGCACGAGCGGGCGCTTTCACACCGGATTCATCGCGCAGGAGGTAGAGGACGCCATGCGCGCGTGCGGCATTGACTCGCAGGAATTCGCGGGCTGGGCCGCTGCCAAACGCGAGGAAGGCAGCGAAACGTATTTCCTGCGGTACAGCGAATTCATTCCGATCCTGTGGGCGAAGGTACGCGAGCAGGAGAAGAGGCTAAAACGATTGGAGGGAACGACATGAATGAGAAGATCAAGCAGGAAGCGGCGCACGCAATGCAGCTCATCAGCATGCTGAAAGTGAGCGGCGACGGCGTGGACGTGGTGGCGGCGGCGCGGCAGGCGCTGCGCAACATCATGGCCGTCTGCGACGCGACGGAGCCGCCGGTGGGAGAGAAGGGCGACGCGCCGGAGGAAGCGAAAGGAGCGGCCAAAAATGAGACTGCCTGAGATCACCCCGTACGCCAACCGGCGCATGCAGCAGGAAAAATTTGGTGGAATCAACCATACGTTCGGCGCGTCGGGCGGCGAGCTATACGACATGAGCAATCTGTCGGCGCGCTTCTTTCCCCTGCTTGCGCCGCGCGCAAGGCGATATACCGTGCGCTCCGGCATGGGCAAGGGGAACGGCATTTTCAGCGCAGGCAAGCTCTACGAGGTATACGGGACAAGACTCTACATCGACGGCGTGCAGAAGGGCAGCGTGCAGGACAGCGAAAAAACCTTCTGCGCGCTCGGGGAGCGCGTGCTTATCTTCCCGGACAAGATCGTATGCGAAAAGGACGGGGCGATCAAGCCGATGGAGGCAAGCTACAGCGCGGCTGGGCTTACCTTTGGAGACGGGACGTATGCCGATGAAAAGGCAGCGGCAAACAGCATCACGACGACTGGCGCGGCGTTCCCATTCAACGTGGGCGACGCGGTGACGATTTCCGGCTGCACGAAGATGCCGTACAACAACCGGACACCCATCATTCGTGAGATCAGCGCGGACAAAAAGACGTTGCGCTTCTATGAAAACACGTTCCGTCTGCCGGACGGGCAGACGAGCATCACGGAGACCGGCACGGTGACGCTCAAGCGCACCGTCCCCGACATGGACTTTGTCTGCACGAACGAAAACCGCGTATGGGGCTGCAAGGGTGACAGCATCTATGCAAGCAAACTCGGCGACCCCTATAACTGGAACGTTTTCGAGAATCTGGCCACAAGCTCGTTCAACGTGGAAAGCGGTACGGCGGGGGCATTCACGGCCTGCGTCAGCTATCTCGGCTACCCGTGCTTTTTCAAAGAGGACAAGATCTTCAAGATGTACGGCACGATTCCGACCAACTTCCAACTCATGTCAAGCGCGGTGCTCGGCGTGCAGAAGGGCAGCGCAAAGAGCCTTGCCATCGCAGGAGAAACGCTCTACTACCTTTCCAAAGTGGGCGTGATGGCGTACGGCGGCGGTATGCCGCGCTGCATTTCGCGCGTGCTGGGGGACGAGGTGCGATTCACCGGCGGCGTGGGCGGCAGCGATGGTCTTAATTACTACGCAAGCCTCAAGACCGGGGCAGGGACGACGCTCTACTGCTACAGCAGCGAAAACGGGACATGGCACAAGGAAGATGCGCTCCCCGTGGTGCAAATGGCCTACCACGGCGGTATCATGGCCTTAGTAGACGGCGGGTGCGTGCTGCTTGGAAGCCCCGCAGACATTCCCGCAGGGGCGACGCGCGAGGGCGCGATTGCAAGCGTTGCCGAGTTTGCCGACTATGACGGCGGATCGTTCGACGCGAAGCACGTGCAGCGCGTGCGGGCGCGGCTGGAATGCGAGAAGGGCGCAACGGTCGTGTTTCTTGTCAAGTTCGACGGCGGCGCGTGGGAAGAGGTCGACCGCTGCGGGGCGCAGGAGAAAGACGTTTTCACGCTCAACTGCCCGATTCGCCGCTGCGACCACTTTAAGCTCAAGATCAAAGCAGAGGGAGAATACCGGCTCTATGCGCTCGAATACGAATACGTGACGGGCGGGAGAAAGTGAGGGGAAGCAATGGCAGATTTTAAGCATAAAAACACCGACCTGAGCCTGATTACCGATCAGAACGACCTCGATCTCATCAGGCAGTATACCGAAAACTACGACAGGGCATACGCTGCGGGCGACAAGGCGGGGCAGCAGGCCGCGCACGACGCGGCAGAAAAGATCCGCTCGAAATACCAGTACAGCGGCGGCACAGACGGCAGCGATTACATCAAGCTTGGCAGCGGCGAAACGCTGCGGCAGCCGAGTGCGCCGAAAGTGGACACAAGCTGGCTCGACAAGCTGGGCGAGAGCAGCTACAACTACGACGCAAACGGTAAGATCAGCGCGGCGCTGGACGCAATGCTCAACCGCAAGCCGTTCTCTTATGACGCGGTAAGCGATCCACTCTATCAGCAGTACCGCAAACAGTATACACGCGAGGCAGACCGCAGCGCAGAGGACGTGCTCGGCAAGGCGGCTGTAATGACCGGCGGCATGCCGTCCACGGCGGCGGTCACGGCAAGTCAGCAGGCGAGCGACTACCAGATGAGCCAGATGACCGACAAGATCCCCGAGCTGCAGCAGCTTGCCTACGGCATGTACATGGACGGCATCAACCTCGACCGGCAGAATCTCAACACGCTCATCGGCCTTGAGGACAACAACTACAGCCGCTGGCTCAGCAACCGAGACTATCTCTATCAGCTCGCGCGCGATCAGGTGGGAGACCAGCAGTACGCCGACAGCCTTGCCTATCAGAAGGAGCAGGACAAGCTCAAGTACGACTATCAGAAGGAACGCGACGCCATCGAGGACGCGCGCTACGACGCGGAATGGCAGTATAAACTACAGCAGGCCGCGCAGCAGGCGGCGAAAAAAGCAAGCGGCGGCAACAGAAACTCCGGTGGATCGAGAGGCGGCATGAAGCTGAGCACGGCAAAGGATATGGCGAAGCAGGGTATCTTCTCCGACGATGTGCTGCAGGCGTTCTACAATGCGGGCTATAACGACGAATACCTTACGGCGACATACGGATATGACCCGAACGGCGGCAGTGGAGGCGAAACCGGGGGATTAAATGGAAGCAATTTCAATGCAGCGATGAGCAGCCTGCGCACGATGCTTGCGCAGGGGCGTACCGATTACGCTGTCGGAGGTATTGATTCTTTCTGGGATAAGCTGAGCGACGAGCAGAAGGCACGCGTGCAGAAGATGCTGAACGAATACGGGCTGACTTACACGGAGGGTTGATATGGGAAAGCTGGTAGCGCTGAACACCAATAACGAAGAGAAGAAATTAAAGACCGAGCAGCCAATTGCGACCACTGTTGCGCAGGGGAAGCGCGGGAAATTGATGCAGACCGGGAGCGCGAGTGCCCCGGTCTCTTCCCCACCTACAGTATATCGCACGAGCCCGGTGAAGACGACGCCAGTGACGCAGCAGAATGTCGTGACGCCGAAGCGCCAAAGCAAGCTTGGCAAAGTAACATTTTCAGGGAACAGAACACCCGGAAAACAGCAGAAATATTCCGTTGGAAAGGGCATTGCCGGAGCAACTATGAAAGGCATCAACAAAGCCGCACAGGGCATTGCCGACACGCTTGCGCTTGCGGAAGATGTTGCACTTTCCCCATTTGAGTTAGTTTCCGGGCAGCAGCTCGGCGATTTGTCGGATTCCGGTCTTGCAAATAAGTTACAGCGCCGCATTCGAAATGAGGGACAAGAGATTGAGGACAAGTACGCGGCGAATGTTGAGCGCGGCGGCAAGGCTGCGGAGATTTTTGACAAGTATGGCGCATTGACCGTCGCAGCAGCCCCGCAGGCGGTCGCAGCGGTGCTCACCTCAGGCGCGAGCCTCGGGGCGACGCCAGCGACGCTTGCGAAGACCGCTGCAACGGAAATGGCCCCGAGCATTGCAAACACGATCCGCAACAGCGTATTTGCGATGGGGAAAGACCCGCAGTATTGGCTTTCGTTCTCACAGGTCGTCGGCTCCAGTTACGAGCAGGCGCTTGATGACATGGAAAAGGCTGGAGTGGATAACAACACCGCTCGCACGAAGGCCGCGCTTTATGCCACAGGAAACGGCCTGATGAACGCTGCCGTTGAAGTTGGCGGCGGTATTCAGACGCTTCCCGAACAGTTGAAACACGGTTCCGCTGCGTGGAAAGCATGGCTTGAATCAGCCTTTGAAGAAGGCAAAGAGGAAGTTGTGCAGGGCATTCTTGAAAGAGCGACGCAGAACGTCGCCTACAAGAAAGGCAATCCTCTCGCATCAATGAGTGATGAAAACGCCATTTTGAATCCGCGTACATCCGCAGAGGAATTTCTCGGCGGCGCAGTGGTCGGCGGTGTTCTTGGCGGCGGACAAGTTGGCGCGAATGCGGCGCTTCAATCGCTCGCGCGCTTTGATAACTCCCTCGGCGAGAGCGGACGCAAGGCAATTCGCGGCTCGTACCAGGAGGGCAAGGACACGGCGGAGCACGTGAAGGACTTTATCCCTGCCTATAATGCGGGCGTGGAGGGCAAGGCGAACCCGAACCCGGCGAATGAGACGGCCTATGCAGGCTATGTCGCAGGACAGAACGACGCAAAGAAATCGGCAGGAACGGGCGAGCACATCGACAGCCGCACAAAGGAAAACGTATCGGGCAGAAACGTGAACGCTTTCCAGTTCGACCACCCCGAGCTGCATAGCTATTATAGCGCGGCGGCAGAGCAGATCGCAGGTATCGCCGATATGAGCCTTTCACGCGGGCAGCAGAAGGGTGCACGGCAGCGGACAGCAAACGGATACCAGCGAAGCAATCAGATATTCGAGACGCCCGCCATGCGCAAGGCGATGGACGAGGGTCTGACGCGCACGCAAATCATTGATGCAGCGCAGCGCATCATCAACGATAACGGGCAGGAGAACGTCAAAGCGGCGAAAACGCTCGAGATCGTTCTTGACGACATGCTGACGAATGGGTACACTGCTGTTGATGGAACGGCGGTTGCCCCCAATACGGATTATATTGCAGCAAAGCAGCAGATCGCAGGCGCAGAGGCGCAGGCGACCGGCTTTGACAAGTATGTAACTGACAACCGCCTTGCCCTCGAGACAGGAGAGGTAACAATGGACGAGCTGCGCGCAGAATACGCGCAGCAGGAAGGAGCCGAACATGGAGAAGCAGTACATTTACGCGACGGCAGCGAACGGGATAACGGTGCGAATCCCCGCGGAGAAGTACGAGGCGTGGAAGAAAGCACAGGACGAGATCAGAGCCGGAAGAAAGGGAGACACTTCGCAGACAGCGAAGCAGCTGCGCTCGATTATGGAGAAAAAGTAAGCACTGCGAGCTTCGGCATCGGCAGAGGCGCGGTCAATGACAGCGTCTATCTTGTGAAGAACGAGACGAAGGAAATGCGCAAGGCGAAGGACCTCGCCAAAGAGCGCGGCCTGCGCGTGACGTTTTTTGCCGGAAATAATCTGACGTTCCGCAGCAAGAACGGGAAAACGTTCCAGGCGCGCGGCTATGTTTCGGGCGACCGCGTATTTATCCGTGCGGATCATCCGGAATTTACGTCGTACCAGATCATGCGGCATGAGGCCGGACATGATATGATCGCAAAGGGCGAAGTCGATTTGGACGAGGTACGCACGCGCATCGATAAGACCTTTACCAGCGGAGAAGTTGGATCCCTCTGTACGGCATATGCAGATGCTTATGCCGGCACCGAAATGACGGCGCAGGAGATTTGGGAAGAGGTGGTTTGCGACAGCCTCGGCGATATGAACATTTTCGCCGACAGCGAGATCAGCGATGCGGCGGCGTTTCTTCTTGCGCATATCAAGGTGGAGAGCGAAACCGTTGCGCAGGAAAACTCGCGCGCGCCGCCAAGCGGAACGGGCCAGGTACGCGAAAAATTTAGCTATGCAGGCGAGAAAGCGGAGAATGCAGACAAAGCAGCGCTTAATACGGCGAAAGAGATGGAGAAAAACGGGGCTGACGCCGAGACGATTCGGCAGAAAACCGGCTGGTTCCGCGGCGCGGACGGCAAGTGGAGATGGGAGATCGACGACAGCGGCACGGAAACCGACACTAAATGGAACTTTCTCAGAAACCCCGATGCAAAGCGTTATAATGAGCTTTTTGAAAAAGCTTATTTATACGACACCGCCACTGCGGAAGATTTGAATGAGCTTCAAATTCTCGACAAAAACCTAAAAGGCGTCAGAAAGTCTCCGCTCTATTTAGACGAGATCGTAAGGCACGACAAACTGTTTGAAGCGTATCCGGCACTGAGAGATGTGAAAGTGCGCTTTGAGGCCAACACCGGCAATGCAGAAGGAGCATATCACGACGGATTCAATGAGATCGTTTTAAGAGCGGGGCTAAAGCTGGAGCCTGAAAAGCTAAAAGACACACTTATTCATGAAATCCAGCACGCGATCCAGAGCACTGAGGGCTTTTCTGGCGGCAGCAGTCCGGAATACTGGGCGCGTCGTGACTATGAGAGCGGCGACATGATCGAAACACGGCTCCAAAAGAAGAAAAACAGCATTTTACGAGCGCTGGGAAAGGACGAGGTAAACAAGTACGCAAGGTATAATGAACTCGAAAGAGAGTTGGGGAAGCTCTTCTTGGCAGACGAAAATTCCGAGGACGGGGGAAAATACAATAAGCTCGAGGCCGAGCAGGATGCTATTTATGAAGAACTTTATCCTAACGAATGGTTCAAGAGCCTGCTCGACATTGACCGCAAGATGGAGAATCCTTCGGAGGTCTACACCGACCTTTACCGCAACACGGCGGGAGAGATCGAGGCGCGGGACGCTGCCGCGCGGCGCGGCCTGACGGCGGAGGAACGCAGAGGGCGCAAGCCGGACACCGGCGACGAGAACACGGTGTTTTCGGACAGCGGGGAGAGCTATGAGTTTGTCGGAAAGAACAAGGACGGAATCGAGGTCTACGAGACCGACGAGGACATTAAGAAGATGTCCTACAAGGAGCGCATGGAAGCCTTTATGGACATCATGCGCAACGAGTACGCGGGGCGCACGGCCAAATTCAGCGACGGCAACAACACCTATTATGCGAAGTTTGACGAAGCAGACCTTCGCAAGAACGTATACGGCGATAAAAAATCCTCCCAAAAGGGCTGGAAGGCGAAAATCAATACCGGCGCGGATGGCAGCATCTTCGAGCTTGTAGAAAACGCGACCTACAACGGAGGTAAACCCGAGCAGGGAAAGAAAGCGCAGGCGCATCAAAACCTAACCGGCTGGGAGTATTTCGTCAAGACCGTGCAGATCGACGGACAGGTGTATGACCTGTTGGCGAATGTAAGAAAAAAGCCGGACGGAGAGTTTGTCTACTCCATCCAGCTTAATGAAAATAAAAATAAAGCATCGGCACCGCCCCTTCAGTACCAAAACGGTACAGCTAAAGCGAATAATCGCCCTGTTGGGGTGTCCACCAATGCTTCGAATGGTAGTGTACCCCAAAATGGCGGGAATGTCAACAAGGTGAATGACGCGCAATTCTCCCGCGAGATCCCTGAGGCAAACTACGAAGTGCTGAAAGAGAAGTACGGATATATCCCTGCGGGCGAGCGTGCATACCGCGAAGTGCAGGTACCGAAGAAAACGGCGGACGACAAATACGTCAGCCGCACGATCCGCACGGTGCTGGAAGCAAAGGCCACGCCGGACGCAATGATACCGACGTTGGAACGAATGGTGGCAAAAGGAGATTTCTCCTACGACCGCTATACGGACAAGCAGGCCATCAGTGACGCAGAAAGCCGCATCAAAACCGAAGGCTGGCAAAAGACCTTGAATAAATGGAAAAATTCCACCAAAGAGGGAATCAGCAAGGAGAATACGGCGATTGGCTGGGCACTCTACAACAATGCAGCAAACAGCGGTGATGTGGAGACAGCTATCGATGTGCTCGACACCATCGTAAAGCGACAGAGAAATGCGGCACAGGCGTTGCAGGCAACGCGGCTGCTCAAGCAGCAGGACCCCAGTACGCAGCTTTATGCGGCGCAGCGCAGCGTGGAGAACTTGACAGAAGATCTCAAAAAGCAGTACGGGGAAAAGGCCCCTGATCTGAAGATTGACCGCGACCTCGCTGAGAAGTTCCTGAACGCAAAGGACGACGATGCGCGCACCGAGGCGATGAAGGAAATCTATCGCGATATCGGCAGACAGATGCCGAGCCGCTTCATTGACAAATGGAACGCTTGGCGCTACCTTTCGATGCTTGGTAATCCACGCACGCATGTGCGCAACATCGTTGGCAACGTAGGATTTGTTCCTGCTGTCACGGTAAAGAACGTCATCGGCGCAGGCATTGAGAGCGCTGCAAACGCAGTGAGCGGCGGCAAAGTCGGACGCACGAAGGCAATCCTGACGACGAAGGACGCAGGGCTTATCAAGGCGGCATGGAGTGACTATGCCAACATTCGCGAGCAGGCTCTCGGCAGCGGCAAGTACAATGATAATGTCAATGTGCGACAGGAAATCGAGGAAGGGCGCACGATCTTCAAACCGAAGCTGCTGGAAGCGATGCGCAAATTCAACAGCACGGCGCTGGATGCGGAAGACGCATGGTTCTCCAAGCCGCATTACGCGGCGGCGCTGGCGCAATTCTGCAAAGCAAATGGCATTACCGCGGAGCAGGTCTTTGGCGGGAAAGGCATTGAAGCGGCACGCGAATACGCGATCAGAGAGGCGCAGAAAGCGACCTATCGAGACACCAATGCGTTTTCACAGATGATCTCCGATCTCGGCAGATACCGCGGGGATAACAAGATGAAACGCCTCGGAAGCACCCTCGCCGAAGGAATCCTGCCGTTCCGCAAGACACCAGCCAACATTCTGGTGCGCGGCGTGGAATACAGCCCTATTGGTTTCCTCAAAAGCATAAGCTATGACCTTGTGCAGGTGCAGAAGGGCAATATGCAGGCGACCGAAATGATCGACCGGGCCGCCGCCGGGCTGACCGGCACGGGGCTGATGATGCTCGGCCTTTATATGGCGAAAGAGGGCATTCTTCGCGGCAGCGGCGGTGATGACGAGAAGAAGAAAAAGTTCGACGAGCTGCAAGGACATCAGGAATACGCACTGGAGCTGCCAAATGGCACGAGTATTACGCTGGATTGGCTTGCGCCGGAAGCGCTTCCGTTTTTCGTCGGGGCAAACCTTTACGAGCAGATGCAGGCGAACAACGGGTATCTCACTATGAGTGATATGCTTCAGGCAGCAAGCAACGTGACGGACCCGCTTCTTTCCATGAGCTGTCTGCAAAGCCTGAACGACGTTTTTGACGCGGTGGGGTATGCGTCCTCTGGGGACACAAACGCACTAACCAGTGCGGTAGCAAGCGCGGCGACGAGTTATTTGACGCAGGGTATCCCGACGGTCTTCGGGCAGGCGGAGCGCACGGGCGAAAGCACGCGCATGACGACCTATACGGATAAGAACAAATTCCTGACGCCGGATATGCAATATGCGCTCGGCAAGGCCAGCGCGCGTATTCCGGGCGTTGACTACGGGCAGATTCCCTTTATCGACGCATGGGGGCGCACGGAAAACTCCGGAGGCGTGGCCGCGCGGGCATTTAACAATTTTGCGAATCCCGCGTATACCTCGAAGGTAAGCGGCAGCAAAATGGAAGATGAATTGAGCCGCCTGTATGAGGCGACCGGTGAGACCAAAGTCCTGCCGCAGCGCGCACCGAAATTTTTCACCGTGAATAAGGAAAACAAACAGTTGACCGGCGAGGAATACGTCAAGTACGCCACAAAGCGCGGGCAGACTTCCTATAAGATCGTCAGCGAGCTCACGGGACTTGCGAGCTATAAGTCCATGAGCGACGGCGATAAGGCAGATGCCGTTGCGAAAGCCTACGAATATGCCAACATCGTTGGGAAAATGAGCGTGAGCAGCTATCAACCGGACGGTTGGGTAGCAAAGGCTGTAGAGACCGTCAAAAAAACGGGCGTTTCAGAAGCCCAGTATATTGTGCTCTATCTGGCGAAAGGCGGGATCGAAAGCCTGAAGGACAAAAACGGTGATACCATCAGCAACAGCGAAGGCTTACAGATCATGGAGCTTGTTTATCAGCAGAAGGGGCTTTCTGATAAACAGCGTGCAGCCCTCTTTGAGGACTTCGGCGTCGGAAAGAGCATTCGCCATTGGAACCGTGCGCGCGTGGACGAACAACTCAAGATCGCCCGCAGAAAAGCGGCGTAAAGAAAGAGGGGACTGCTGAGATTTTTTTAGCAGCTCCCCTTTTTCCGTGGTGAAAACCATGCAGGAGGCGTGATACGCTCATGAAAGAACATATTAAGGGAAGCGGGGGCGAACCAATGGACAATTACAAGCACTATGACGATGCGTCGATTGCACTGATCGAAAGCCGATGCAAGAGCAACACGCACCGCATCAACGAGCTGCGGGAGCACCAAACGGCGCTTGACCGGCTGGCAACGTCGGTCGAAGTGTTGGCGACCAAGCAGGAGACCGTCGAGGGAGATGTGCAGGAAATCAAAGCGGACGTGAAGACCATCACGGGGAAAGCGGGGAAGCGATGGGACAGCATCGTGGACAAGCTGCTTGCTGTGCTTGCGGGGGCGTTCCTCGCGTGGCTGATCTCGGGAGGCATGGCATGAAAAAGCTGAGAAAGCGCGACAAGTACCTGCTCGCGGCGGTCGTGAACCTCTGCTGGTACTGCATTGCGGCACTTATTCTGACGGCCTTTGACAAGGCCGTGCCGGACAGCCTAACGGTGGCATGGTTTGCGGCGTGGACGGCGGAGCTGGGGTTACTGGCTGGAATCAAAATCAAAGGAAAGGACGAATGACATGGAACTGATTCATAAGAGACTGGCAAACCTGATGAGCGTCAAGAGCATCGTGACGCTGGTGCTGACGGGTGTGTTCGCGTACATGGCGGTCACGGGCAACATCTCGCAGGACTTCATGACCATCTACGCGGTCATCATCGCGTTCTACTTCGGCACGCAGAGCCAGAAGGTGCAGGACGCGGTGGGAGGTGGCAACAATGTATCACAGCCGTGACATTGCCGACCTGCGCGCCGACGTGCGGGCAAACTGCGTCATTTTCCTTGACCTCTGCAAGGAGGCGGGGCTTCCGGTGCTTGTGACGGAGACGGTGCGTGATGACGAGTATCAGCGCTATCTTGCGCGCATGGGCTACGCGGCCAAAAACGCGACGCGCCCGACGTTCCACAGCGTCAAGGCGGGACTGGCGTTCGACATCTGCAAAAACGTCAAGGGGCATGAGTACGACGATCCGTCGTTCTTTGCCCGCTGCGGGCAGATCGGCAAACAGGTCGGCTTTTCGTGGGGCGGCGATTGGAAGAAATTCCCGGACAAGCCCCACTTCCAGTGGGACGATCACGGGAGATACGGAGGCAGTTCTATCTTGGTGGGACACTACCCGCCGGAAATGGAGGAGTACATGGATCAGGCGACTTTTAACAAGATGATGGACAGCTATTTGGCACAGCTCGGCACGAAGCCCGTCTCTTTGTGGGCGGCAAAGGACTGGGCGGCGGCAAAGGCTGCGGGCATCACGGACGGCAGCGCGCCGCAGAGATTTATCACGCGACAGGAAGTTGTTGCCATGTTGGAGCGGGCGAAAAAGTAAGGAAGGAGCACGGACGGCGAAAGCCACGCGCAAGCGCTCTGCAACGTCCCACACGGGGCATGGACAGTCAGCACAAGCGTATCCGGGCGGAGTTATCCGCGATGGCTCCCCGGCGAGCCGTCGAATATATCTTATCCTTTGAGCTGCCACCTGACGAGGCGGCGTGCATCATTGAGTGCGACGTGCGGCGGAAAAGCTGCGTACAGGTGGCAATGGAGCACAACCTGTCTGTTGATGCGGTGAAAAAATACCGGCAGCGGGCGTACCACAAAATTGCATCAGACCAAAAGGGAAAAAGAAACGGCCCCACCGAACGGTGAGGCCATTTCTCTTGTGTAAAAACAGGCCGGGAATGACCTGCAAAATTAAAATATCATGTTTCACGTGAAAAGGCAAGGGGAATCGTTCGACGGGTTTCGACGCACTTTTCATACACTTTACGGACGCTTTTGAGCGCCCGTTTTTTTGTACTATGTAGATAACAAAGGAGGTGCGCGCATGGACCAGTTTGCAATCGCCGGATACAGCGGCGGAAACTGCATGATGTGTGTTATCGACAACGGTGATATTTTCCAGACTGACTATTTCGGCAACCGCCAGCAGCTCATCGGCAAGACCTCTTCGGCATACGCCGAGCTGGAGGCCACGACGCAGCAGTATTACGACAAGCTCGTCGAACTCGGCGTTATCACGCCCCCAAAGACGCAGGAGCAGCTGATGAGCGAGATGCAGTCGGCCATGAGCGACATGGCTGATGTCATCAAGGGCCTGTCGGCCCAAGTAAAGGAGCTGAAAGAGAATGGATCTCAAGCAGATCATAGCGGCAGCGTCGAAAATGTTCCCCTCCGCAGACCTGCAAGGCGCGGCAACGAAAGCGGAACAGGCGATCAGCGGGACGGCTGACACGCTCGAGGGCGTGCAGAGCACGGCGCGCAGGCTCGGCATTGATCCAGGCATTGCCGACAGCCTATATTCGCGCTACGGGCGCACAATGCAGGCGAAGGCCCTGTGCGGGCTTCTCGGTACGACCCCAGAGGCTTTGCGCTCCGATGCCAACAAGATACTTGGCGGCGCGCAAAACGCCTCACAGGCCCCGCAAAAGAGCAAAGCGGGGCATTCAACCAAATTCCCCCGGCTGAAATAGCCGTTGGAATAATTTTTGAGGAAAGGAGAATGCACCATGAACAACGATCAGAGCACCGGCATGAGCTGGCTCGCGGTACTGTTTATCATCATCGTCATCGCGGCGCTGTTTGGCGGCTTCGGCAACGGCTTTGGCTTTGGCCGCGGCAATATGCCGTATCCCGTCAATGACACCGGCTGCAACCGCGTGAGCAACTGCGAGGTCGAAAAGCAGGGGATCATCGACACGTCCCGCACGCAGTATCTCATCGAGCAGCAGAGCAACGACACGCGCATGGCGATCAACGCCAGCACCGAGGCGATCACCAGTCAGGCCAGCCGCATCTATGAGCAGCGCCTGCAGGAGACCATTTTCGACCTCAAGATGGAAAACCAGAGCCTCAAGAATGGGATCTTTACCAAGGAGCAGACGGACGCCTTGGCGGCGAAGATCTCCGATTGCTGCTGCGGCTTCAACCGCCGTCTGGACGCGATCGAGGGCCGCATGCTGACCAAGCCCGCACTGTACGGCGTGGCTTCGACCTGCGCAGGCCAGATTATCCCCGCGTCTTGCGGCTGCAACGGAAACGTCAACCTTTAAGATCATATTCCCTGCTCGGGGAACATGGCAGGCCCCTATGGCCGGGTAACAGGCGGGGCAATCGTCCCGCCTATTTTTTATGGAAGGAGAATAAAAATGTCTTGTAAATCCGCTCTTTATGCTGCCATGCAGACGCCTACCGCCGTCGCGGTCGACGGTGTCATCCCTCTTGGCAGCCTTATCCGCCGCTACGGCTGCGATGTGGCACTTAACGGCAACGCTGTCAACATCACCGGCGCGGGCTACTACGATGTAGACGCCTCGGTTACCGTCGCACCGACGGCAGCGGGCACGGTCACTGCGACGCTCTACAAGGACGGCGTTGCCGTTCCCGGCGCAACCGCTTCTGCTGCGGGCGCTGCCGGTGCTCCTGTCGTGCTGGCATTCCCCGCGCTTGTGCGTCAGGTCTGCTGCGCGGCAGGGTCCGCCTTGACGCTGGTGCTCACCGGTACCGCTGCTACGGTCAATAATGTGGCGCTGCGCGTGCAGCGAATCTGAGAGGTGCACGATGGTACAGCTCTTGATTGGTATGTTGCTTGGCGCGATGGTGGCCACGCCCACAGGGCGCAGCATCGGCAACCAGATCGGCGACGCGGCGATTGCTGAGATCAAAAAAGTGATTCCGAAGCCGACCACAGAAAGCGAGGAAGAAAATGAAACTCATTGAAAAACTGTCGGAAATGGTCGACGAAGAGATCGAGGACGCGGAGAAGTACGCCAAATGCGCATTGAAGTATAAAGAGGAACGCCCCGCGCTTTCGAAGACTTTTTATGATCTCTCGACCGACGAAATGCGGCACATGACGCTGCTGCACGGAGAAGTCGCCGGAGTGATCCAGAAGTACAGGCAGGAACACGGGGAACCGCCTGCCGAAATGAAAGCCGTATACGACTATCTGCATGAGAAGCAGATCAAGAAAGCGGCAGAAGTGAAGCGCTTGCAGGACATGTACCGGGAGTAGACCTGTTAGGGATTTGTTAGCAACCGCGAAGGAATGAAGCGGAATAGCGAGGCATTTAATCCTATATTATTGCATTTATTCCACATTGTTCTATGTTATTGCAACATAATTCCGCGAAATGCGCGTTC